CCCATCTTCGCGTAGGTCTTCTCGGTCGCCTTCCCGGTCTCGGTGAGCGTGTCCCGGTACTCCGCGATGCGCTTGTTCGCCTCCGCTGCCTTCTCGGCCTGCGCGGAGAGGATCGACACGAGCGCGGAGCCCGCGGCGACGACACCCAGGATCGCGAGCGCGGGGCCACTGGCCACGAAAGCGGCCTTGAGGCCGTTGGCGAGGCCCGTGGCGGCCTTCCCGGCGACGCCCATCGCACCGGCGAACCGGCTCGTGTTGCCCTCCATGCGGGCGAGCGCGGCCTGCACCTGGGCGGTCTCCCGCAGGTTGCGGAAGAACAGGAGCGCCTGGCCGCCCTTGTCGGCCAGCGACGACAGCAGCGCGGGCAGCGGGGTCGCGGCCTTGTTGAGCAGCAGGAACGCCGCCGCGCCCAGCAGCACCGGCGCCGGGATGTCGGCGAGCGCCTGCACCAGCGGGGCCACGGCGACCGCGAGGCCGGTGATGACCTCGGCGACGACGGGCAGCACGATGTTCAGCGACGAGGCGACGACCTCGGCGAGGTTCTGCAGCGCGGGGATGAGCGGCGCGAACGCGCCGAGCAGTTCGCCCAGCGACGCGCGCACCTCCGGGGACGCCAGGGCGATCGCGCCCAGGGCGGCCGGGATCGGGCCGAGGAAGCTCATCACGGGGCCGATGACGGGCACCAGGCGCACCAGCTGGCCGGTGAGGGCCAGGACGGCGCCGGCGAGGCCTGCCATGACGGGCGTGTACTGCTGCGCGCGGTTCAGGAACCGCTCGAGGCTGGACGAGTCCCACGACTTGATCACGACGCGCGCCTTGTCGAGCCCGGCGGTGAACGCGGCCCAGCCTGGCATGAGGCGCGTGTCGAGCACGCCGACGATCGGCTTGACGTGGGTGAGGATCGCGCGCATGACGTCCGCGACCTGGTTGCCCCAGATGACCGCGCGGCCGCCGCCCTGCTGGCTGATGAACGGCTCAGCGAGCGCGGCGCCGATCTCGCGGTTCGCGGCCTTGATGCGGTCGAGCGCGCCGGACCACGTCGCCTTCACTCCGGCGGCAGCGCCGCCGAACTTCTTCGTCATCGCCTCGGTGAGCGCGTCGATCGCGACGGTGGCGTCGAGCGTGCCCTTCGAGATGGACTTCTTGATCTCGGGGCCGGTCTTGCCGAGCGACTGCCCGATGAGGGTCGCCGCGTCGATACCGCGGCCACCGAGCTGCAGGAGGTCCTGGCCGGTGATCTTTCCGGCCGACGAGATCTGCGCGAGGATCGTGACGATATCGGCGATCTGCTGGTTCGAGCCGCCGGTGGAGGCGACGGCGTCCTGCACGGCACCGAGGATCGGGATGACCTTCTTCGCCTCGACGCCGAAGCCGAGGAGCTGCTGCTGCGCCTGGATGAACGTCGCCTTGGAGAACGGGCTGTTGCGCGCGAACTCGTCCAGCTTGGCCATCTGGTCGTTCGCGGCCTGCGCGGAGCCGGTGAGGGTGCGCAGGGCGGCGCGCGACGTCTGCTGCAGGGTGTTGTACGCCGCGCCGGTGCGGAACACCGACGTGAGGTAGCCGGTGGAGGCGACCGTGAGCGCCGTGGTGGCGCCCGCGGCCACCTGCAGGCCGGTACGGAGCGCGTTGGTGACCGCGCGGCCGGTCGCGCCGGTGCGGCGGAACACGGCCTCGGCGCGCGCGTTGTCCTGCTCGAACTGCGGCAGGCCGTTGAGGCGGATAGAGGCGACCAGTTCACCGGCGGGGAACGACATGGGTGCCTCCTTCGGGCTGGCTAGGGTTTGACGAGGGCGGCGTGCAGCCGGGTCGACGGCACGTCGAGCAGGCCGCGGATGCGGCCTTGCAGGGAGCGCCACGAGCGCGCCCAGAACGCGGGGTCGGCGTCATCGAGGCCGTACACCTGGTGCAGATCGGGGGCGGTGATCTGGTCCCATTTGCCGAGCGCGGTCGACCACAGCTGCCGGTACCCGATGTGCACCTCACCCTTGCCGGGCTGCGTTACTCGCTGGGCGTCTCGCCACCACTTGGGGTAGTTGTATCGGGGGAATCGGCCGTACTCGTCAGGTTCTCCAACGCCGAACTGAGCGACGTCTGCAACAGTGAGAACGCGTCCCACAGGCCGACGGCCTTCAGCAGCGTCTCCCGGGCTTTTGGGAGGCCTCCGGAGAGGTACTCGTTGACGAGGTCGATTCCGCCGCCCTGCACGTTCCACATGAAGGCGGCGTTGACGAGGTCCTGCTGCTCGCCCCAGCGCAGGTCCTGGATCGCGTGGTAGTTGTCCTCGCCGAGCGCGGTCTGCGCGAGGTTGCGGACGGTGTTCTCGGCCTCTTCGCCGGTCTGGGCGGCGAAGGCGACGCCGATCCAGTCGGCCAGCAGCTGGGAGCCGGCGGCAGCGGGGATCGGGGGGACGAGGAAGGTCAGAGCGTCTTCCCCGCCCCCCACGATCAGTTCCAGCTGCCGCCCCTTCTCGCGGGCGGTGATCACTTCATTCTCCTAGGGGTCGGGTGGGGTGGGTTAGGAGGACGACACGGCCGGGTTCGGGATCTTGACGCGGTCGCCCTGGCCGGTGAGCTCGAACTGGAAGAACTCGATGTCGTCGTTGCCGGTGTTCGCGCGCGACCAGTTCACGGCGGCGGTGCCCTGGTAGGCCAGGGACGGCGACGTGGCGTGGTAGTAGCGGAAGCCGATGACGTTCTCGTCACCGATCGAGTCGGCGGCCTCGATGAGGATCAGCAGCTCGGGCTGGAACTCGCCGGTGACGTCCTTGACGCCCTTCACCTGCACCGAGAGGGTGAAGTCCTCACCGGTCTTGGACTGCGACGTCTGGCCCTTGTTGGCGTACGTCGTGCCGTCCTTGTACTTCGGGGCCGGGTTCGGGGTGAGGCCGGTGATGTCGGGCACGTTGACCCACGTCGGGCTGGGGGCGGTCGGGTTCGCGCAGATGTCCCAGATCCACTCGAAGCTGTTGCCGACGTCGCCGGAGGTGGGCGTGATCGAGTCGAAGGCGGTCATGGTGGTTGGCTCCAATCAGGAGGAAGGCGCCCCGGGGCCGGGGCTGCGGTGTGTGGTGGGTGTGGTGCCCGCCTGGGGCACTACGCGGGGTCTCTCGCCCTTCAGGTCCTCGCCCGGAGGCCGGTGAACGAGAAGTTCTGGGTGAACAGGTAGCGGCCGTTCTGGTCGTCGCCGAGCGGGCCGCGCGACTGCTGGCGTCCCGTGACGGTGACGCTGTCGGCGCCGACGGTGAACGTCACCCGGCGCCGGTGGTAGCGGTCGCGGAGCGCGCCCTGCAGCGCCAGCCCTTCAGCCGGGTCGTGGACGCGGAGGCGGACCTGCAGGAACGACACGACGGTTTCCTGGTCGCGCCGGTACGTGGCGATCTCGGTCTCCATGTACGGGTTGATCGCGACGACCTCGGGCGGGTCCTCCGGCAGCCGGTGGAGGGTGATCCCGCGCTCCGAGGGGAGGTACGGGGTGTCGTCGCGCCACACGGCGAGGCCCTGGGCGGCGATGTCGAGCGCGAGGCCGGTGAGCAGCACGTCGTCGTAGTTCACAGCACCCTCCGGATCGAGGCTTGGATGAGGCCGACGAGCTCGGCGCGGTCGCGGACCAGCGGCGTTTCGAGGAACTTCGCCTGCGCCTTGGGGTTCTTGACGGTGCTGAAGTTCATGTCGGTGGCCTCGTGGATGCGTACCGAGTACGGCATCCCGTAGGTCACCCACGCGACCGGGTCATTGACCGTGGCCTCCTGCACGGCGGCGGACCGGCGGTTGTCGCCGGAGTCGACCGGGGAGAGTTCCTGCGACGCGGCCAGCAGGTGCTCGGCGGCCATGTTGAGGCCGAGGACCGCTGCGGCGAGGACCGCCCCGCTGGGGTTGGTCCACTCGACGGAGATATCCACGGCGGGCCTCCTACGTGCAGAGCAGTTCGACGTGCTCGGGCAGGCCGGGGCCTTGCTCCCAGTACGCGGTCTGCAGGACCTCGGTGACGCGCTCCCGGGGGGTGCCGCGCCAGATCGTGACCTTCGACCCGACGGGCACGTTGTGCTCGGGGTCGAGCCACACGGTGGCGTTGGACACGACCTCGGCGGCGGACCCCTTGACGAGGCGCCGGCGCTCCTGGATGTTGGCGCGTTCGGGCACGACGGGCGCGCTGACGGCCTTTCCCCGGCCGGTCTGGCCTGTGGCTACCTCGTAGGCGACGAGGCCGCCGTGGGGCATCATGCGGTTCGGCAGGCGCATCAGTGCAGCACCCGCCATTCGAGCAGGTCGGACGAGCGCGCCAGGGCGACGGCGTTGGGCGCCAGGAGGGCGTCCGCCGCGGTCTGGCGTCCGCCGCCGATGGTGGGCAGCGACACGGACCCGATCGAGCCTCCGCCGGCGGCGGCGATGCCAGTCTCGTCGCCGAGCTCCTGGAACCAGGCGACCTGCTCGGCGACCATCTCGGTCAGCAGCGCGGCGACGTCCGGGTTGGTCGGCATGCCGTGCTCGTCGACGTCGTAGTGCGCGCCCTTGAGGATGCGGTCCACGGCCCGGGAGGCGCGGCGGAGCGTGCCCGCTGCGACGTCGGGGATGCCGACGAGTTGCTGGACCTGCGTGGCCGTCGCGTACTCCCGGGCCATGGGTCACGCCTCCTTCTTCGCGCGCGGGCGGGAGGCGCGCTTGGGCTTCTCCGGCTCCGGCTCGGCGTCCGGCTCGGCGTCGGCCTCACCGACCACCTCGGGGTCGCCGTTCAGGATCGGGATGCTGTGCGCGTCGGTCGGCGCCGGGCTACCGTCGGCGAGGATGACCTCGGCCGGGTCGACGGCGACGGCGGGGGCGGCGAGCTCGTCGGCGGGGACACGCACCCACCGGGCGAGCTTGTCGAGGCGACCGGTGGTGTCCTCGACGATCATTCCGGTGGTGACGTTCTTGTACAGGCCCACAGGGATGTCCTCTCGTGCTGCTCGCGCCAGGCGAGCTTCGAATGGGGAAGGGTCCGGGAACTGGCTGGCGAGCCAGGCCCAGTGGTCGAGGTAGAACGCGCCGTCGTCGGTGGACAGGAACGGGCCTCGCCGGACCGGCTGGCCAGGTTGCTTCGCTTTCGCGTCGCGGTGGCTCTGGCCGCCGATCCGGGCGAGGTTGCCGTACACCGTCCGCCACTGGGGCGGGTTCACGGCCTCGTAGTCGCCGAGCCGGTCGAGGGCGGCGCGCATGGCGCTTTTCTCGACCGGGAACGGGACGTGCAGCTCGTAGGAGAGCGGGTCCGGGTAGCCCTGCTCCTGGAGCCACGTGAGCGTCGCCCTCAGCGACGTCGACCACCACGTACGGTTCCGCAGACGCTCGATCTGGTCGACGAGCAGCCCGCGGTACAGGACAGGGATCGTGTCGTGCGGTTCGAGGACGAAGAAATCGTCGTTCATCAGGACGATTTGCTCCGGCACGTCGGGGTCGTTGACGGCGATGCGCACGTTGTCGAGGACGTTCCTCGGCTTCGAATCGAACCGGTTACCCGGGATGACCCGTGCGCCGGTTACCCAGCCGGGTGGGTCTCCGACGATCGTGACGGATTCAACGGGGAGGTTCGCCCAGGCCGAGCGGAGCGAGTAGCGAAGCTCCTCGTTTCCGCCCGGCCGGACGATGTACACCAGGTGCACGGGTCACCCGCGCGGTCGGGTCAGGACCCGGCCGCGTCCGCGCCCTTGATGAGGACGGCGCGGTTCGGGTCGAGCGTCTTGACGCCGTAGAGCACGTCGAGGGACACGATGTCCTTCTTCTTGCTCTGGTCGTAGCCGATGACGACGCGGATGCCGAAGCCCTTGTAGTTGGCGATGTAGGCGTTCGCGGCGCCGAGCGGGAGCTCGAGCTGGCGGGTGACGAGCGCGACCGCGGTGCGGTGGAAGGCCACGTTGACCTCGGTCGTCGGGTCGCCGGGAGCCGGGCTCGAGGCGGGCTGCCCGATGTTCTGGCTCATGTAGGCGTCGAAGCCCCACAGCTGGGCACCGATCGATCCCTCGCGGAGGCCAGCGGTCGTGCCCGACTCGTTGGCCTTCTTCACGAGGTCGTTCTGCAGCCACTTACCGCGGGTGCGGGGGCCGACGATGACGCGACGCTCGCTCGCGGGCACCTTCGCGATGTCGAGGAGCACGCCGGCGTCGACGAGCGACTCAGGCTTGTCCCACGTCCAGGTGCCGGACGCGCCGACCTCCTGGGTGATGTCGTTGCGGAACGCGAGGATGTCGCGGTCGATCGCCTGGCTGATCGCCTCCATGGCGGGGTCGAGCAGCTGCTCCCGGAAGTCCTCGATCTTGAGGGCGAGGTCCTTGGACGTGACGGCGAAGCTGACGTCCTTGTGGTGGTTGAGCACCACGGGGATGCCGGCCTCGGTCGCGTCCTGCACCTGGATGCCGGTGCCCTCGTCGAACTCCGAGGCGGTGAACACGGCGGGCTTGCGGATGGTGATCGTGTCACCGACCTTGGCGACGAACTCGGGCGAGTAGTCGCGGTGCACCAGCTGCGCGGCGACGGTCGTCTCGTAGAGCGTCGCGAGCGCGGCGTTGGCGATCACGGCGGGGGTGAGAAGGGTGTTGGCCATGAGCGGCTCTTCCTTTCGGTTGCGGGGTGACTACTCCTGCAGGCCGCGGCTGGCGCGGTAGTCCTTGCGGAAGTCGTCGACGGAGTCACCGGCAGCGGGCGGCGTGCCGGTCATCGGAGAACCACCCGTGTTCGCGGGTGCGGCCGCCGGGGCCACCGCGTAGCGCGTGGGGTTCGCTTCGATCGCGTTCTTGACTGCGTCCGCCACCTGGGCGGCGTAGTCCTCAGCGGTCGGGTCAATGGCCGCGACCTGCTCCATGAAGGCGCGGGAGTCGAGGAGCGCATCGCCGACGGGCAGCGACGGCGCGGAGCGGAGCACACTGGCCTCCAGGCGGGCGAGGCGCGCCTGCTGGGCGGCGGCTTCGCGGTCGGCCTGCGCCTGCGCGACGAGCGCTTCGGGGTCGGGCGGGGTGTCCTCGTCCTTGATCAGCCCGAGGGCCTTGCCGATCGTCTGGGCGACCTCGGCTGCCGCTTCCTGAGCGGCCTCCTGCTTCGCCTTCGCGATCGCGGCCTCGCGGGTCTGGCGGAGACCCTGCGCCTCGCGGCGCGTGTCCCGGATCTCCTTCTGCGCCCACTCCGGCAGGCTGTCGATGCTCTCGGGGGCCGGCGCTGCCGGAGCGCTCTCCTGGCCGGGCTGCGGGTCCGGCTGCGTCGGGGCCTGTGCGCCCGCAGGGGGCGCCAGGACGGGCGGGGTGGGCTGCTGGGGCGCCTCGGGGGTCGAGGGCGCGTCAGCGGGCGGTGCAGGCGGCGTCTGGGGCGTCTGCGCCGGCGGGGTGGTGCTGGTGCCGGACGCTCCGGGATCGTTGAGGACCACGAAGGGCGGCAGCTTGCGGGTGAACATGAGTGGCCTCCAGGGCATCTCGGGGGTGGTGTGCCGTGCGCCAGGCGCGGCACGCGCGTCCTTGCCGGGGTGGCAGGGCGCGAGTTACGGTGGGCGGCGAAGGGCGACCGGCAGTGCCATGCACAGCCAGGTCGCCCTTCGCTATTGCCGGGTAAGGCGGGTGACGGTCCCGTCCTCTGCGGGTTCGAGGCCGAGGCTGGCCCGGACCGGGTTCTCAGCCATCGCCCCGGGCGGGCGACCGGGCACGACAGGCGCGACGTTGGGCTGTGCGGGGCGACCGGAGGGTCCGTCGGCCCAGCGGGGCTGCTCGCGGTCGTAGCGGCGTTTCTGGCCGCTCTCGGCGACGAGCGCGCGAAGCTCGCCCTGCGCGGCGCGGACCTTCGCGGCCATCTTCTGCGCCCGGTCGCTGTCGCCGACGGCTTCGGCGATCGCGCCCTTGCGCTTGAAGTCGCGGATCTTCCGCTCGAGGTGGCGCTGCCGCTCACGGAAGCCTTCGGCCTCCGGGTCGTACTGGGCGGCGCTGACGCGCTTGGTCAGCCCGGGCAGGTACCCGGCGGTCGTGCACGCGCAGTTCGGGTGCATGAGGCCCTGGCGGCGGGCGTCGTCGAGCGTGGCGGCGACCTCGACCTCGACGTACACGCCGTCCTCGATCGCGTGCTCCATCTGGTAGGTCCCGGCGGGGGTGCCGTCGATCGAGAGGACCTTCCCGAACCAGGCGCCGCACAGGCGGCAGGCGTCGTTGTTGCCCAGCACGGTCACCAGCCGGTACCCGGCGCGCAGCTGCCGGGCGGTGGAGGCGTCGGTGTAGGCGCGGGCGGTCGCGGAGCGGACCGCCATTTCGGTGTACGAGCCGATGCGCCACCGGCGGCCGAGCCGGTCGGTGAAGCCGGTGATGCCCTGGTCGAGAAAGTCGGTCAGGGCGCGCCGGCGGACCTCGTCGGTGGACATGTTCCCGACGGTGCGGAGGCCGGTGTGCCGGGCGATCGTCTGCTGGTAGGCGTCGGTGCCCATGAACACGCCGAGCGCGTCGATCGGGTACCGCAGGATGCGGAGCGCGACCTGGTCGAACGCGTTTCCGAGGTCCTGGGCGACGAGTGCGAGCGTGTCGGCGTGGGTGCGGGTGATGTTGGACACCTTGGGGATGTCCACGGTGAGCGCGAGCTGGTCGGCTGCGGCGGCCGTGCCGCGCTCGATCGCGATCTGCACGATCTGCTGGGCAAGATCCGGCGGAATCTTGCCCAGCAGGCGGCGTGCGGTCGCTTGCAGTTCCCGAATGACGGCCAGCTGGGCGTCCAGCTCGGGGACGGCGGGCAGTCCGCGCGACAGTCGGCGGGCGACCTGCGCGAGAAGCTCCGCTTCGACGGCCGAGTACATGTCCACCACGCGGGCGGCGATGCGTTCGGCGAGGTCGTCGAGCGCGAGGCCCGGTGCTGGCCGGTAAAAGTCCGCCACGGGTCACCCCTCGCTGCTGTCCTCGAGCTCCTTCTGGCGTCGCTCGTCGAGTTCGCGGGCCTCTTCGTCGCCCATCGGGTTCTGCAGGGCGGTGTCGAGGATGCCGCGGTACGTGGCCGCGTCCGGCTCGGGCGCTCCGATGCCCATCTCCTGGCGGATGCGCTCGACCTCCTCGTTCACGGTCGCGCCGTCCCATTCGGGGTGCATGCCGCGGACGCGCGTCATGATCGACGCGGACTGCGACCCGGCTTGCAGGGAGGCGATCTCGGCGAGCTCGCGCGGGTCCTGCTGCGACTCGGACGGGAACCGGATCTCGGGCGGCTCGCTGAGCTTCACGTCGGCGTTCCCGTACACGTTCGCTTCGAGGTCGAGCCAGGTGCGGACGAAGTCGCCCAGGGCGGCCTTCCAGTAGTTGATCTTCTTGTCGCGGGTGCGGTTCGAGAGGCGTTCCTCGGCGGACACTTCGGTGGCGGTGCGCTGCACGCTGCTGCCCTGCTCGCCGAGCGACGACGGGGAGTAGCCGGCGCCGCGCAGCGCGTACCGGGTCCACTCGGTGATGGTGGCCTGGTGCTCGTGGACGCGGATCGCGAACTGCTGCGGCGTGATGGTCTTGCTGCCGCCGTCGCTGGTGAGGAAGTCGAGTCCCTCGTACACCTCGCGGTCGGTGTCGAAGTACGCGCCGCCGCCGGGGCCGAGCGATTCGAGGTACGCGTTGGGCACGATGATGCGGGCTTTGGCGAGGCGCACGTCGCGCGCCCAGGACGTCCATGCCTCGTCGATCGCGTCGAAGGCGTGCTCGACGCCGGCGTAGTCGCTGCGGCCGAACTGCGACAGGTAGGCGTTCTTGCGGAACAGCCGGTTGGGCAGCATGTTCGGCACGTAGGTGGCGGTGAGGCCCTCGACGCCGGTGGCGAGTACGACGGTGCGTCCGTCCCGGGTGACGCCGGACACGCCGGAGTTGTCGGCGGACAGCTGCGCGAGCCACTCGGTTTCAGGGTGCTCGTCGAGCCCGATCTGGGAGCCGAGGCTGTCGCCGGTGCCTTTGTACAGGGCGTGGGTGATCTTCCCGCGCTCGTGGAGCTCGACGTGGCGGAGGGTGTCCTTGTCGCCGGGTTCGGAGACCTCGACCCAGAACAGCACGTCCTCCAGGTGCCCGTTACGGAACGTCGGGAACGCGTTGTCGGCGTGCACGACGTCGGGGCGGACGTGCTCCATGCGGTCCTTGTCCCAGATGAGGCGCAGGTAGGCGCCGCCGAGCGCGGCGGCGGTCTCCGCGGCCTCCAGGAACACGGTGTGGACCTCGGGGGCGTTGACGACCTTCTCGATCGCCTGCTGCTCCTTGGAGACGACGATCGTCCCGTCCGGGTTCGTCTTGGAGGCGTTCTCGATGACCACTCGGGGCGGCTCGGAGAACAGCAGGTCGGCGCTCATGGTGGCCACGTCCGCGGCGAGCGGCAGGTGCAGCTTCACGCGGTTCTCGCCGTTGGCGAGCGGCTTGCCCCACCACAGGCGGGCTGCGATGCCGACGACGCCGCCCCGGTACTGGGCCGGGTGGTTGCGGACCTTCTGGTTGCGGTACACGGCCGACAGCACGTCGGCGTCCCCGAGGTACCAGGCGTCGTGGATCTCCATCAGGTCGAGCGCGGGCTCGAGTTTCTTCGGGGGCCAGTTCTCACCGTCGCTGGGCAGCGGCATGCCAGGGCCTCCTATCGGGCTGGTGGTGGGCGTGGGGAGGGCCGGTCGGACCCGGACAAGGAAAACGGGTCCGACCGGCCAGGGGCACGGAAGCGTGCGGGGGCGTACATCCCGATTCGCCCCCGGAGCGTTCTAGAGACGTGCCCGGTCTAGGGGTGGCGGAGGCAGGTACGCCTCGCCTCGTGGTCCAGGGTCTTGGGCGTCCTTCGCGGGGAGAATGAACGGGCCGCGTTGACCCCCGCCACCCGGCTTTGTGGGCCTCATCCGGCGGTCTCCGACCGCATGAAGTCCAGGTGGCGGAGGACGATGCCGAGAGCGGTGTGGTACGGCTGCCGGTCGGCGTACTCCGCGAAGTACTGGGTGATCTCGTTGTCGAAGTCCTCGGCGGTGCCGTGGGAGACGATCAGCACGTACCCGGTGACCACGGTGGTGGGTTGTGCGGTCTCGTCGGCGACGTGCGCGGCGATCGCGGCGTCGAGTGCGGCCTTGGTTTCGGCGCTCACCACCCGACCTCCTTCGGGTCGATGAAGCCGAGCGGGGTCCAGGCGGTCTCGTCGTCCGGGTCGGCGCCGGCGGGCGCGAAGCTGATGCGGGCGGCAAGGTTCCCGGACGGGGCGATCGCGCGCGTCGGGTCGGTCGGGTCGACGATGAAGCCGGCGTCGAGCGGCCGAGGCGGGATCCACGCGCTCACGGGCGCGCTCCGTCCGTCCAGGGCAGCATGAGCCCGTCGCCGGGGCGGCGGGGCACGTAGTGGACGTGGAGGTGCTCGACGGTCTGCGACGCTGCCGGGCCGGCGTTGACGATCAGGTTGAAGTCCCCGCCTTGCACGGCAGCCCAGCGGGCGGCGGTGCTGAACGTGATGCCGGTCACGGCGGGCGCGTGCTCCGCGCGGGGGATGTGCTGGCCGGGGACGAACAGGCGGTGGCCGGGCGTGACCGGGTTCAGGGGCTCGAAGTGGTACACGCCGGTGTCATGGCCGCCGTCGTAGTCTCGGGCGGCGATGCGGGCGCAGAACGGGCAGCCCTGGGGCTGTACGCCGACCTCGTGGGGCGGCTCGCTGCGCTTGCGGGCGCGGTCGGGGTGCGCCTTGACGGACGCGGGCAGCTCGGCGATCGCTGCCGCGGTCTTCGGGCCGACGCCGGTGTACTGGACCGGGTCGTACGTCTCCACGAAGATCTCCGGCTCGCACGGGTAGAACTCGCCCTTGACGCCCCGGATCACCCAGTAGCCGGGCCGGGCGTCCATGGTCCCTTCGAGGGTGTCGATGCGGATCCGCTCGGGGACGAGCCAGCCTTCCTCGGCGCCGGGCGTCGCCGGCTCGAAGTGGGCCTCCTGGTAGCGGGCGTTGCCGCCGTTGGCGAGCACCCAGTCGATGATCGGGGTGGCTGCTTCGGCGCCGCCGGGCCAGCGCATCGCCTCGACGGGGACGGGGCGCTTCCGGTACAGCTGCGCGGTGCTCACGCCGCCTCCTTGCGTGCGCGGGCGGCGGCGCGGGACGTGTCCGGCTGCGGGAGCTCGTCGAGCTTCTCGTGGAGCCGGTCCAGCGCCTCCAGGTCGCGGCGCTTCCCGCGCTCGTACTCGGGCCGGTTGACCTCGCGGCCCATCGCGGAGTACTCGCCGCGGGTGAGGGTGTGGGTGACCTTCGGGGCGTGGTCGTACCGGATGGTCACCGAGCGCGGGTCGCGGGCGACGACGGTCGCCAGCGCGTCCACGCCCCACGGGCGCCAACAGGTGCCCGGGAGCGGCTGCATCTCGGTGTGGGCGGCGGTCACCGGGCACCGTCCTGGAAGATGCCGCGGTTGGCGCGCATGTGGGCGTCCTCGAGCGCGGTGAGCGCCAGGCTCTTGTTGCGCCCGTCCGGCACGAGCACGTCGATGTAGGCGGCGAGCTCGACGACGATCTCGCTGAGCATGTTGACGGCGTCGATCTGGGCCTGGTTGGGGCGTCCGCCGGACACGCTGGTCTTGAAGCGGGCCTTCGCGGCTTCGGTGGCGGCATCGAGCGCCGCGCGTGCGGCCTCGGCGTCGACGAGGTGCTCGGGGGCGGGCTCGTCCATGGGGTGGCTCCTTCTCCTGGGGTGTAGGGGTGGGTGGGGTGACCCGTTCGACGGAGGGTCAGTACCGCCCGGCGCGCCAAGTGCTACGGCCTGCTGGGGAGGCAGGCCAGGGCGACGGTCCCGGGGTTCCCGCTGGGGACGGGTCTACGAGTTGCCGGTGGCGGAGCCGCTGGCCGGTGACGCCGAGCGGGGGGACCGTCCCCCTCCGGCGGTGCGCGTGCCCGGCCAGCCGTCCAGCCGGGCACGGAGGCGTTCGGACGCGCGCTCGGCGCGGGTGAGGCGCGCGGGCTCGGAGGAGGTCGCGGACCGGTTGCCGAGGTAGAACGTGCCGCGGCGGCGGGCGGGGAGCTGCGGGTCGGCCATCAGGTGTCCTTTCGTCAGGCAGCGAGCGCGTCGGGCCAGTCGACCTGCTTGCGCCAGAACTGTTCGGTGGTGGCGATCGCGTACCGGCCGCCGTCGAGCGAGTGGTCGGCGACCTTGACGGGCACGTCGTAGCCGGCCTCGCTCTTCTTCGGGTCCCACGAGTAGCCGGGGGCTTCGGCTATCCAGCCCTTGCAGCGGTCGGTGACCATCAGCTGGCGTTGGGCGAGGAGGTTCGCGATCAGGGAGATGCCCTTCCCGACGGCGTTGTCGCCGGGGTGGGTCTGGACGCCGTCCTTCTGCAGCTGTGCGCGCATCGACGCGGCGGACGGGTCGAGGATGATGAACCGGGGCTTGTAGCCGAGGCCCATGTTCCCTTCGGGCAGGTGCGGCTGGTCGAGCCATTCGCGGAACATGCGGGACAGTTCGACGTCCGGCTTGGTGATGCCGTCCGCTGCGCGCGAGTCGTACCGCCACTCGTCGACGAGCCACAGCCGGGAGCGGTAGTGGTTGCCGACGAGTTCGCGGCTGATGCCGAGCATGAGCGCTGCGGTCGCGTTCGTGGTGCCGTAGTCCATGCCGACGGCGACGAGCGCGCGCATGTCCGGGGTTTCGGCCCAGGGGCGCACGTGCACGTCCGGGTCCCACATGTTGTAGATCGCGCCTTCGGCGGCGACCCACAGGCCGAGAATGAACCGCTTGTACCAGAGGCCGGTGTACTCGCGCTTGATCGAGGCGACGTAATCGGCGCTGAGGGCCGGGTTGTCGTCGAGCGTGAAGTGGAACCGGCGCCAGTCGGGGAACTCGCCGAGCTTGTCGAGGTACTCCGTCTTGAGCCAGTGGGCGGGGCTGTCCGGGTTTGTGGTGGCGAACAGTTGCGCGCCTTCGACCGACATGCGGCCGAGGAGCTGCTTGAAGAAGGCGACGTCGATCATCGTCAACTCGTCCACGTACGCGCCGCAGACGGTCATACCGCGGATCTTGCCCTCGGCCTTGGTGTCGTTCGCGCCGAGGATGTGGACCTGGCGGCCGAAGAAGTGCGCGATCGGCGCGCCGGCGCGGTACTTCACGAACGGGCGGAGGACCGCGTACTCGGGGGACGACTGGATCGGGGCGATGACGTTGCGGTACAGGCTGTCGCGCGACTTGCCGACCATGACGAGCTCGCCCTGCTGCGGGGCGTGGGTGACGAAGATGAACCAGCGCAGGATCGAGGCGTAGGTCTTGCCGGAGCGGATCGACCCTTCCCAGAGGTTCACGCGGCCGGTGGACGCGCCGATCGACCACATCTGCTTCGCGGAGCAGGCCGGCTGGGCGAACGCGCTCACGGTTGCCTCCGTGGGGCCGTGTGTGCGCCGTCGGTGCCCGGGGTGACGCCGGGGAGCCAGCGGCGGACGACACGGCCACGCATGCGGTCCTCGCCGCCGGTGGTGGCGGTGCACAGCCCGTCGTGGCCGGTGGGCAGCGTGCAGCGGATCGTTCCGTACCCAGGGACCTGCAGCTGCGACCCGCAGGTCACGCCGCACCGACCGGCAGCACGGAGCGCCCGCACGAGCACTCGTGGGCGCCGGTGTGGCCGGGGCGGCGGGAGCACACGTGCCAGCCGGCGCGCTCTGCGTGCAGCTTCGGGGCCGGGATCGACGACCACCACGACTCGCCGCACCGTGGCTTCGCTGCGGCGTCCACTACGCCGCCTCGGGGACGACGACGAGTTCCTGCGGTTCTGCGGGGGTCTCGTACGCCTGCGCGAACGCGGCGGCCGACGCGGCCAGCATGCCGAACACCTCGCGGGCGGCGACGATGTCGTTGCTGGTCTCCGTCGTCTGGTACAGCCCGGACAGCTTGGCGCGCTGGTCGCTGATGCGGCGCAGCTCGGAAACGACCGACGTGTCCCCGTTGCGGAGGCGTGCGCGGAGCCGGAGTTCGAGTTCGTCGAGGCGGAGCAGTTCGAGCTCGCGCTTCTCGGCGGTGGACTCGGACGGGATCGCGGCGAGGGCCTTCTTGTACAGCTGGCAGGCGTAGGACGCGCCGCCCTTGAGGTTGAGGGTTTCGGCGATCTGCGCGAAGGTGGCGCCGCCGATGCGGAGCTCGAGGACCTTCGCTTGGCGCTGCTTGGCGGTCAGCTGGGCTTGCGGGTTCTTGCGGTCGCCGCCCTTGGTCGGGGCGGGCAGCTTTTCGGGCGTGTTACTGGTCATGGGTTTGCGCCTCCTCGCACCGCCTGGGTGCGCGTAGGGGAACAAGGGAAACGCCCCAGGGCCGTCGAGGCGTCTGGGGCGTTGGGTGCCGTGTGGGGCTGGGGTGTTATGAGTTGCCTGTGCCGCTGGCTGTGGGGCCTGCGGCTGCTCGGGGGCTGGCTGAGCGGAGTGCGTTGAGCTCGTTTGGGGTGGGGTGGGCGGCGAAGTAGCTGATGGGGCCGCCTGGGGTGCGCTGGGTGTACTGGAAGACGGGCTGTCCGCCGGACAGTTCGAAGGCGCGGGCGCGTGCGGTTTTCAGGGTGGGGGTGCTTTCGCGGCCCGAGGCGGTCTCGACTGAGTACGCGCCTTGTAGGACGTGGATGTCTCCGACGGCCATGGGTGTCTCCTAACTGTTTCCGGTGCCGCCGCTGCTTGGTGATGCGGCGTTGCGGGTGCGTGCCGCGGTGTCGAGGCGTTGGCGGTTCTCTTCTCCGTAGACACCGGTGATGGTGCCGACGACGTCGGGGATGTCGGGGCCGCGGAGCGTTGCGTCCCTGGAGGCGGTGCGGCGCTGTGTGGTGGCCATGATGTGCTCCTTACGAGTTGTCGGTGCCGGATGGGTTGGGGGCTGCGGTGTTGCGCTGCGCCCGAAGCTCGGCGAGCATTCCGGACGCCTCCTGGGCGTCCGGGTTCGAGACGGTGGCACCGAACTCGGTGCCGAGGGAGGCGGTGCGACTAGACACCCCGCCACCGCCGCCGGAGAGGTTGGCGCGGACCGTGTCCTGCTGTGCGCGGAGCGAGGTGAAGTTCGACGGGCCGACGGTGACGTTGTTGCTGACCATCAGAGCTCCTTCGTGAGTGCTTCGGCGACGGCGTACCCGTTCAGGTATTTGTCGCCCAGGTGGATGAGGTTGTGGTCGCGGAGGAACTGCTCCTTGTCGGCGCGGGTGCGGAAGCACACCGCGACCCAGAACTCGGAGTCCTCGACGAGCAGGCGCTGCTTCTTGTAGGTCTTCGCGCGGTCGCGGAACGCGGCCTGCGCGGCGGTCAGTTCGGCGGCGGCGTCGGTTTCGAGGTCCCCGGTGTACTCCACGTCCCCGAACGGGTCGTTCTTGGGTGCCTCCGGGGCGACGTCGGGCTCT